CTATCATCGAAAAGCATTTTGGCAGCGAGCCGGTGTATATTCCGCGCTGTGACAGCGCGTTGCGTGAGTGGCGTAACCGCCGTTTCATCGACGAGCACAACGCCCTGGTGGCGGCCGGTGAAAGTTCCCGGTTTGCGCGCATCACGCTTTGCCCCAAATATGGCGTGACTGACAGGTGGGCGCAAAAGCTGTTGGCTGAGCGACAGGTATCGTCACAGCAATTAGATCTGTTATAGTAAATTTGCCTGATATCAAAGGGTGACGAACACCGTCCCCGCTTTGAAAAACTCCGTTTTAATCATACTGGCACCATCTTTCACCGGATGGTGCTTTTTTATGATTACCCCCGAACAGTTACGCCGTGCAGCCAGGCTAACCCCCGCAAATGTGTCACGCTGGCACGCGCCTATCACGTCAGCGATGGCTGAGTTTGGCATTGATACCCCCAAACGGCAGGCGGCGTTTCTGGCGCAGGTTGGCCATGAGAGCAACAGTTTCACCTCGCTGTCCGAAAGCCTCTACTACACCGACGCCCGCCGTATTGCGACCATCTTTCGCACCGGCTTTGATCTCGATGGCGACGGCGTGGTTGACCCGGACGAAATCGAGTTTGCGCGCGGCTACGTTCGCCGCCCGGAGAAACTGGCCAACCGTGCCTACGCCAACCGGGGCGGCAATGGCCCAGAGTCATCCGGGGACGGCTGGCGCTATCGTGGCCGTGGGCTGATTCAAACCACCTTCAAGAACAATTACCGCGCCGCTGGCAATGCCCTGGGGCTTGATCTGCTCGGCAGTCCTGACTTGTTGCTGCAGCCGCTACCGGCAGCACGTTCTGCCGCGTTCTTCTGGTGGTCGAACAATCTCAACAACTACGCCGACAGCGGTGATTTCAAGGGGCTGACGCGCCGGATCAACAGCGGGATGTTGGGAATGGATGACCGTCTGGCCCGTCTGAAAGATGCCGAGGCCGCCTTATGTCCGCGCTGATAAGAACGCTGTTGCGCCGCCTGGGCGAACTCATCACCAATCCGGCCACCGGCCGCTTGTCCACCTCGGACACCATGGTGTTGGGTGCGTTCCTGGTGGCGTCGTTCGTAATTGTCTGGGTTACGGTGACCGGTCATTTGGAAGAGTGGCACCTGGCCGCCTACCTGGGCGCGTTCGTTTTCCAGTCTCAGGCGTCGAAATTCGCCGCCATCAAGCGAGATAAGGCCAAGCTGGAGGTGGGCGATGCTGTTAACCCTCAGACTGGTGCTTAGTCACCTGCAAACCCATTTCCTTTCCTATCTGCTGGCGCTCGGCGTCGGCGTTGGTGCCTATTACCTGGGGCAATCTGCCGGCCGCGCTCAATTGCAGGGCGACCTGACGAAAGCCAAGAACACCATTGGCCAGTTGGCTGCGGATAAGTCTGAGCTGAATGAAGCACTGCGCCAGCAGGCCGAGCAGCACGCCCTGGCCATGGCTAAAGCGCTGCGCGATCTGCAGGCGGCGCAGCAGCTCGGCGACAAGCTCTCCCGTGAATTGGAGCAGAGCCAATCTCACCTGCAGGCAACGAAAGACAAACTCAAGAAGGCGATTGACGATGCGGTTAAAAACGATGTGGGTTTTACCGGCATTGGCCCTCGCGGGCTGTGCCTCTACAACGCCGCCCTCGGCTATGCCGATTGTGGTCAACACTTGCCCAACACCGCCGGCGGCCTTACTGGCCATTCCGCCAAAGCCCCCAGCAGCGCAGGCGGACTCTCCGCCGGTGGTCTCATCCGGCACAGCGCCGACTATGGCGCCTGGTGTCAGTCCTTAGAGGCTCAGCTGCAGCAACTTAATCAATGGTACGCCGGGAGGGAACAATGACCCTTGAAATGGCGTTTAACATCGCAATGGGCCTGTTGATGGGCCTGTTCGGTGGTCTTTTTAAACATCTGTTTGCCGAGCTGAAAGACCTGCGTAATGGCCTCCAGGCCATCCGCACGGAATACCAGCGCCGGGACGATGCACAGCGAAACAATGACCAGTTACTGGACTTGTTGAAGGATGTAAAACGCAGCGTCGAACACATCGACCAGAAACTAGACCGCAAAGCGGATAAAAGGAGCTAATCATGGGCCGACGCGCATCGCGCTACCGCCGGGGGCCGGCAACGTCTGCCGAAATGGCGTTGCTGTCTGAAATCAATCAGCGCCTGGCGCGAATGGAGAGCAGCCTGGATGACGTCAAGTCCTCGGCCATCCGCCAGGGCGCTATCGCCGGCGCGATCACCGGCAGCGTCAGCGGCGGCCTCGTGTACACCACGATTATGTTGATCAAGGCAAAACTGGGGGTTGGCTGATGGCATACCCGCCAGAGACGCGCGACCGGTTACGCCGGGCCTATGTATTCGACGGCCTTTCACTGGAGGTGGCGGCCGTGCAGTGCGGTGTCTCTTACGGGACGGCGCAACGCTGGAAGAACGACAGCAAAGCCGCCGGCGACGATTGGGAGACGCTGCGCGGCGCGCGTATGCTCGCCGGCGGCGGCCTGGAGGAGCTAACCCTGGCCATGTTCACCGGCCTGGTGGTGCAGTTCAAAACCACCATGGACAAGCTGGCCTATGACGATGTGGACATTAAGCCGGAAGACCGCGTGAAGCTGCTGGCCAGCCTGTCGGATGCTTTCAACAAGGCTGTCGCCAGCAGCAAGCGCGCCATGCCGGAGGTGTCCCGCTTGGCCATCGCGCTGGAAGTGATCCAACTGCTGGCCGCGTACATCAAAGACAATCACCCCCAGCAGTTGCAGCCGTTCGGCGACCTGCTGGAGGGGTTCGGCAAAGAGATAGAGAGGATTTATGGCTAGGATGATCCGTATTCAGAGCCATCACTACGTCGCCTATAGCGCGATCGAGGATATGCACG